CAGTAGTTTTTCCGTTCAATTTCGATACGTTGGCATCAATACGGGCAATGTCCCGCTGCAGTTCCGGCGTATAAACTGGATGTTCTTGTAAGTATTTTTCTCCCATCACATCGCGAATCTGTGCTTCCTTTTCACGGAACCGATCAAGCATCAGACTCTTTTCTTTTTCAGCATAAGCTGCCATTTCCTCGCTTGATTTAGTTGTCGGGTTCATTTCCTTCAGAGCGCTCATGCGTTCTTCCGCGCCGCCCCCGGTAGCAGCATAAAATTTCGTACTTTCCTGCCCAAAATGCCCCAGATTGGTGTTGATTGCTCCAATCTTGGCGCGGGTGCCGCTGCTTGCCGTCAACGGGCTATTGGCGAGATAGTTTTGCACCGTCGCAACCCCGCTCCCGCCGGGGAAATCGTGGCTGGAATTGCCAAGATCGGCTGCGCTTTCAGTATATTCGGCAAGATGCTTGAACGAACTTTTGCCGTTGGATAGAATGCCGCCCATGGAAGAGTTGCCGGACGCAGCGATTTCCGCCGACATCTTGTGGCGCGCGGTCCAATTATTTTCATCAAATGACGGATCGGTATTTTTCGCGGCTGCGAGCAACTGTTGCCAATAGGGTTTGGTAAGCGCGAAGGACGAAGGCGGTTGAAGCGTGCCGTCAAGCATCCCGGAAACGACGGTCGCATATTGTTTCGGCACTGTGGCGAGATATGCCGCCCCGGTTTTCGACTCGTCGCCAATCAGGCCGCCAGAGCCAGCGCCCCCAGATGCCCCTGACGGCGGCGTTTCCTCGCCGGTTGCCTTGTTCAATTTCGTGAAAGTTTTGCCCCCCATCGGGTTCTCGCCCGTTTGCACCATCGAGTAACTATCGTTTTGCGCTGCATGTGAGATAGTCTTTTGGCCGGTTTGGAGGTTGACATCCCAAACATTGCCGTCTTTGTCGGTCTGCTGTGTATGCGAACCTTGCCCGAAGTTCTGCGTAATGAGCGTTTTCAGCATCTCTGTATTGCCGGGCTGAACCGCAGCCTGGACGGTCTGAGGATCAACGCCCTTCGCGAGCAATGCCTTAGCCGTCAGGTTTGCCGTTTGCTGCGCTATGCTAGTCGGGTCGGTATACTGACCACGAACGGCGCCTTGCAAGCTTCCGCCCTGTGCGATGCTTTGCAGGCCGTTCGATAGACGATCCATGAAGCCAGGCCCTTGGGGAGCCTGTGGCTGCGCTTGTGGCGGCTGCTGCGCTTGCATAACCGGAGGCGGCTGCTGCGGAACAGATGGCTGAGGAGCCGGTTGCGCTTGCATCACCGGAGGTGACTGCTGCGGAACAGACATCTGCGCATTAGGCTGCGGATTTGCTTGGGCAAACTGCTGCGGCATCGCATTCATTTGTTGGCCGTACTGCGCTTGATCAGACGACAAACCAGATGGCATTTGCTGATTGAGGGCATTGCTGCGCAGGAAATCCAGTAAGCCCCCACCTTGCGAACCAGAAAATAGCGCGTCTAACAGGCCCATTCTAGCAGCCCCCGGTTTCTACGGCGCGTTCAGTTGCAATCTTGTAGTTCACCGTCTTGAAGCCGTTAATTTCGCCAACTGCTTCCGGTATTTCTTTCTCAATATCCTGCGCCATTAGCCCGATCTGATAGCCGGGACATCCGATATAGCGATAACGATAGACCGGGGTTCCGTCGAACATCGAGCCAACCTGCTTGATATCTTCCTTAAGCCGTCGATCCGAGAACGCCGCAAGACCAGACAATAATCCGGCACCCCCTTGCAACATTCCAGACGCCGCCGAAGTGCCACCATTACCAGATGAGAACAATCCGCCGACTTGTCCGATGTCAGACATGATTGACGGGGTAGAGGTTTGATTTTGGGAGTAGGTGCCGCTTGACTGACCACCAAGCCCCGCAATTGGAATGCCGATCTGCGCCAGCAACCCCAATGCCTGCACTGGAATGCCGCGCCTTGCCGCTTCAGCCTGCAACGAGGCATTAGCTCCGGTGTTCTGCGCTTGCAGGGCCTGAGTCGCGTCTTGAGTGCCGGCCTGCTGGTTTGTATTGGACTGCTGCTGCATTCCAGACAGAAGAGAGGCATTTGTATTGCCGGCGTTGTAGAGGTTGTTCGCTGCGCCCTGCTGGTTTTGGACGTTCTGATTATATTGCCCGGTGATGACGGGAGCCTCGCCCTGTGCCACGCCGCGACCGTAAGCCTGCTGGTTTGCGCCGGACATATCACGTCCAGCCCCCGCAAACATGCTGTTAACGGAATTGCCAACATCGCTCTGAATCGTCTGCAACTGCGTACCAAGCCCCGGCGTTTGCATCGGATCGTAATTCGTATTCGACGCCAGCGGGTTCATCTGATTTTGGTAGTTCTGGTAATTCTGGTTGACTGCCCCGGCCTGGTTCATCGCGCCGCCGCCGTTCAACATGGCGCTCGCGTTGGCCCCGATCTGCGGCGCATACTGACCGGCCCAGGTATTTGAATTGTTGCCGATAGTGTTAAGTGCGCTATTTTCCGCCCCGGTGATTCCGGTGTTATTCATTCCGGTATTGATCTGTCCGAGCATCCCGGTGAGGTCGGACTGTGCCGGTGTCCATGGATTAGTTTGTGATTGCTGAGAGCCAGTGGTGTCTTTGGAACTATTAAACATTCCGCTCATTAGTTTAATTCCTTATCGAGAATTACGTTCTTCTCTAGGTAGCCGTCCAGAACGCGCGCCCAGCCCTTGCGACCATAAATGCGTACGCACTTGCAGCCCTCGTCCTTGGCGTAAGTTTCGATTTTAGAGATCAGTTGCAGCCAGCGGCTCATGTTCTCGCCAGCCAATGCCGTGATAACGCAAACCTTGCCGGCGTCCGTCTCGTATAGACCGGTCGAAACTACTGCCTCGATTTTGCCAGACCACACCAGCCACAGCAGCGCATCGCCATAAAGAATGTCGTATTCGATATCCTGCCATGCCGCGAGATTGGTTCGGAGCACTGCGGTTTTTAACATCGGCCCGGCAACCGGCCAAAACTCATGAACTCGTTTCGGATCGACGCAAACGAGATCAATTAGTTCGCTGCGCACGGCATCGCCAGGCGAATAACATCGAAGTCGAATGTCGCAGTTCCGACGCCGTACATGTGAAGCCCGCTGGTTGCGGTGAACAGGCACATCGTACCATCATCGGCGAGATATAATTCGCCCTGGCCTACGCTTAGAATACTGGTGACGCTGCAACCCTGCTGCGGTCCGAAGATCAGCGAATAATCCAGCCGCGAACCGGTGAAAATGAGGGCGCCCACCGTGGGCGTGGTCCACTCGATTTTGCATTTTAGCGCGTTGACGGAGTTGTGGACCGCGCCAGCTGACAGCGCCTCAATGTCAATCCCGCTCCATCCGAACAAGATCCCGGTGCCAGGGAAAGCTGAGGACGGGAAATCTATCTGAAACGGGGTCAGCAGCGGCGGGTTCCAGTGGCTGACAGTGCGCACCATGTCCATCGGATTCTGCTGTAGATCAGACTGTACAAGAGATGATCCAAATACCGCAGTTGGCAGCGCCACATAGTAAACGTCGTTCGTGGTTCCATTTAAATATAGCCCAATCGTTAGCGACGTGCAGGTCTGCGCTATCGTTGCGGTAACTGAGAGGAACTCATAGCCCCCAAAACTTACCCCGGTGCCATTGGCAGAACTTGTCGTTCCGCCGATATTGTCGACAATGGAAAGATTCCACGTTCCGCCGGTCTGCACGGTTTGTTTGACGGCGACGCCGAAAGTAATTGTTCGCCCTGCGTATTTTGCAATCTGATTGCTGGGCGCTATCCATTCCACAACCTCGGAGCTACTTGCTCCCTTGCGGATACCCATGGGCCGGATGGCCCCTGGATAGGCGTTTGCGGTGAAATCGTCCGGCCATACAATGAGTGTCGGGGTCTTCTTCCAGCCATCCGCGCACTGACCTGTGCCGCTACCAAGGTCTCCGGCTGAAATTGGCGTTGCGGTGCTTGCCGCCGACACTGTGGGGGACACTCCACCAAAATTCCCTTGTACGGTAATTGACACATTATGGTTGACTACGATAACTCGGGCTGTAGAGCCTCCACCAGAAGCATTGCTTAGATGACCGGCGCCAGCGTAGCCCCAAAAGCCGTCTGGAAGCAGGATCAAATCACCGAGCCTTACCGCCTGCGTATTTGCCGTGAATAGTCTGGGCGTGTTATTGGACGTGTCGAAGCCTGTTACTGTGATTGGTGTCTGCGATGCAGTGCCAGTGGAATTTTGTTTGGTTATGGAAATACAGGTGCCTGCACCATTAAAGCCAGACAGCGCCACCCACGCCTGCCATTGTACGTTCGGGAGTAAATTATTGACGGCGCTCGAAGCGCTTATAACCGGATTGATCGCCGTTCCCGCAACCGTTATCCCGGTTCCAGCTGTAACCGACTGGACGGACGTTGACGCCGTGCCGGCGGCCTGTTGTAGCGACATGATAATTTTTTTTAGGTCGGTTTCTCCTGTGCCGGGCACATAAAACGACACTACGTCGTTCCCTCAAGTGCCGGATCAGGCTCGATCCCGGCCGCAAAAGTCCAAGACGTTCCATAGGGAATGCGCTGCTTGAACCTGATATAGCGGGCTTCCCGTCTAAGATTGACGTTACCCGTTCGCGCCATCATTGCGATTTCAGCCCCGATGGTCGGGGTTTGTGCTTGCGTCTGCCGCCAAGACACCGAACCGTAAACTGTTGCTGCATCGGTAATAGGACGAAACCCGTTGACGTAGATTTCCGTTCCCGATGTGCCCTGCTCTGCGCTTTCAAGCGTGGCTTCAAGATTGGGACCAGTGAAAAATCCCAGCTTATGCGAGCCGTTGAATTGAGCGATTTGCGGCTGAACGGCGGGAGCGAAAGAGTCAAGCGAAACCGTCATTGCATCGATGGAGGATGAAATCGCGTCCAGGTTTTCCAGCGTCAGGCCGGTTTGCGAAACCCCTAAGAGATATTCTCCGCTCATCGCAATTGGAAAGAACCGATCAAGTATGGTGTCGTATCCCAGTATCTTGTCGTAAGCCGCCGCCGTTCCCGAGGCCGACTTGTAAGCCCAATACACACGAGTTGATCGTGGATCCGCTGCACCGATGAACAGTTGAAGATTTCCTTTGTCCAGATCGGCCAGGAATGTGCGGTCCACCTTTTCGCGCCCGATCTGAACCGGAACCCCGCTGGGGTCGATCTTGTAGAAGCCCTGCCCGGCATAAAAATAAATGGTCGATCCGGCGCGAATGATCGAATAAGGAGCGTAAAGCCCCATGTCCTGCGTAACGCGCTCTATCTGGAAGATGAGTACAGAACCGGGAATATACGACATGCGCCGGATGGCCTGATCCTGAAAGATCGTGCCGAACTCGCCGCCCGCTACTCCCCGAACAATGCCGCCATCAGGGAAGTCCTGAAAGTCGGAAGAGTTAATGCCTGAGGTCCAGCTTGCTGAAGCATTGAAGCTATTCAACCCAGACCACTGAATGCGATACGGCGTCGAGAGCAGACCAGAGAGAACCAGAAACCTGCCGACAACGCTGATATAGGCCGCTTGCGGCGGCGATCCCAGGCCAGCCGCGAATGCAGCAGACGACGATAAATCGAACACCTGCAACGCGACGTTGACATGTGTAGCCCAGACAAAATTCCCGGTCTGTGCGAACTGCCAATTGGCAGTCGTGGTCAGCGCGGAATAAGTCGTTGCCCCCAACGAAACATCAGTCCAGGTAAAATCTGTATTATTGAGTTTGTAGAGTTTGGTGCTCGTCCCGGCAAAAATAACAACTGTACCGTCCGACTTGAGAGCATAGAAACCGCCGCGACACACCGCAGGAAGGCCGGCAGTCAACACCGTAAAGTCGGGGAATGGCCCATAGCCATCGCCGCGCGGCAATACGTTACTGATATTATGGACGGATGTTCCTTCGTAGTCTGTCGTATCGGGTCGCCAGTCACCCCATGACAAAAGCGCGGCCATTAAGGCGTAACGCCCATAACACGAACAGCCATTCCCTGACGTTCATTGAAGTCCAGCATAGCGATTTCCTGAAATACCTCGTCCCTGCGGTTTTTCCATAGGCTCGCAGCTGGAAACGCATTCCCCTTATTGAAGGAGTTGGCTTCGCACAATGAACCGAACAAATAGGCGTCGGGATGGTTGGTATAGAGCCAGTTCAATGCTCCAGAGAGCGCGGGCGTCCGCTGGAAATAATCGAAGGTCAGTGCAGTGCTATCAACGGGGGCAACCCGAAGATTGGTCCCCTCGATGGTGAAAAGGATAGGAATATCCTTGCCGCTATCGGCGGGATACTCGCTCGACCATGTTGATGGCGCAACATAACTCAAGTCATGATTAGGCGATCCGGTCCAGGTCACCCTGCGAAAGCCGAGATAGTCAGTCGGCAATGTCGCAACGCCGTTGGTTGGCGTCAGGGTGATGGTTGCTTCCTGCAACCGGACTTTAAGTTTCCGCGCCGCAGAGCATTCAAACAACGTGATGAAGTCTGGAATGTATACAGCGAGATCATCTTTGGCGAGCCAGTTCGCGATCTGGGCTTCTAAGTCCGCATAAGAAACCAGGGCCATTAGCTACCGAATCCCATCCAGCCAAGTATAAGAGATGGCTTGTCGGTTCGTAGATGCGCCCATGACGGGTCTTGCAGCTTCTTATGCACGATGGCGTCGAATTCCTTAGAGTACATGCGAAGGGTTGTGTTGCCCTTCTGATGTTCCTCATCGAACCATTTCACATAGATCACATCGGGAATGCGGGCGATGTGGCGTCCCCAATCAGACTTTTGTTCATCACGTCGCGCCTCCTTGTTCCATTCAAGGATCGGCTCCACGTCCTGAACATGCTCGATGGCAACGTCTTGGCCGTTTGAGTCGCTGTGGAATAGAACGTCCATATTTGTCATTCCATGAAAAAACCGCCCGAAGGCGGCTTGAAGGGCTGGACTATTAGGGGTAGCGTACCTCTAGAGAGGTAGAGCGATGTCATATTTGATGAACAACTTATACGCCATTTGGAAATCACTGTTCCAAGCTGGAACAGTGGGACGAACTTCATCCCGGCTGGAATGAAGGGGATATAAAGGAAAGACGTTAAGAGAATATCCCGTGTGCCGGGTCTGACCATGAAGGCGCATTGAACGTCGCGTGAGTGTCGAAACCATCGGCCAACCACGTTGCGTAACTTAATCCACTGAACGGTGTCCCGCTGCTCGACGCTCCGGTCCAGAAATAATTGTTAGAATTAAATAGAGAGCCATTGGTTTGGAATGCCGCGATGCTTTCCAATGAGTAAAGATTCGGGGATGCTCGTTGATCCAAAATAACATTATTAAAGATCGATTGAGACAGACCGCCTCGCCAAGAGTTAACAATCTGGCCCGATCCGGTAGAGGCGCTTCCTACCGCTATGTCACCCTTGTTCGCAGAAATCTGAATGGTAAAATGACCGGCTACAATGGCTACGCCAACTACCCAATAATTTCCGGCGGCTACTCCTCCAATTGGCGACGCCAACGTTACTGAAACTCCAGGTGGAAAGCCGCCAGCTTGATTGGTGGGGGTACTTGTGCAAGTAAACGTCGCTGGCGTATTGGCGTCGACCGTGAAGGGTTGCGAGCTGGTTCCGAAGTTAAAAGCAACTCCTGATGTTCCAGAGAGATATTGAATGTTGTTATTGTAAATCTGAATCGACAAGACGCCAGCCTCTACCGAAGTCGGCGTAAACCAATTTCCATTAACGCCATAGGTGTTGTTATATCGTATTGTTTCCGAAATACAGCATGCATAAGAAAACCCACCGAGGACTAGTCCTTTTATAAAGTTCCTCTCAAATACTAAATTTCCAGCAGTACTTGATAAGGCGGGCGTATTATTCACATCAGAGCAATCGTGAATCCATTGCGGTTGAATGCCGACAATTCCAGTTCCACCCGAACTTGGATCAGCGACTAGCGTCATTTCTCCAAAACAATTGCCGGCAAACAAATGATAGTTTGTTGCTCCATTCTCCACATTCATATTGATGCAGTAATTGCGCTGCGCATTAGGAGCCGGTCCAGTTTGACCAAATGTATTCCATCGATAATGGCCATTAGACCAGCATTCTGGATAAACGTGATGATCGAACCCAGCGAGCGATCCTGAGCCGCTGCAGTAACACCCGATCATCGACCAAAATGTTGAGCAGGAGCCGAACACAGAATGTCGGGTAGCACTAGTATTATTGGCAAATAATGGTCCCGGAAGAGTGCACTTCCAAAGGCCATACCCTTGAAATGTTGCAGGATAGCTTCCTGCTAACTTCATGTTCATAAACTGATTTGTGTTGAGCAGATTTATGGCGTCAACATTATCGTACCAGACATACTGTCCTATTGAGGTTGTATTTGCACCTATGGTGCAACCGATACAACCAGTCGCCGTTGACGCTCCATCGTTTACAACCTGAATGTTGCTAACGACGATATCTCCGGATGTGACTGACGTGCCAAATGGCGCGCCGGTAACCAGAATGGTGTTTTGAGCTGGTGCGGGAGCGCCGAGAGCTTTGATAATCGGCTTGGCACCAGCACCGGCAGAACCGACGTAACTATCTACCCTAAAACCAGAAGTAGTGCCTGATCCAACATTTATACTTGTTGAATTCAGATTGGAGAATGTACTTCCTTTAGCAATAAAAAGCTTTTTCTTGGAGCCGGTAGAGATGAAAGATCGAACTGATGCCCATGAGCCAGACTGCCAGGCATTTGCTGCCGATGATCCGTTGTTCAATCCGGTTGCAAGCCCGCTATCGGCGTAAGCAATTGTCCAACCATTACCGACAGATGAATCCGCGGCTGTCACGCTCAATGTTTTCGTAGCGCTGGCATAAATACCGGAAGAAGTCTGCCAGGTAGCCGTCATCGTGATGATGTAGATACCGGGCGTTCGATAACAGAATGTCGCCTCCGGCCCATCCTGCTTCCCCATAGAAACAACAGTACCGAGATTGTTAGTTGGGTTTACGATGGTGTCAGCTAATACGCCCTGCCCATCATCCCAAGAGTACATCAGGTCTTCATACGGTAGAACCGGATTTCCGTTCGAGTTCTGGGCGGTGCAGAGAACACCGCTTGCAGACACTTGAAGGAAGAACGGAACTGTTCCGCTGGTGCGTGTGGATACAATGCC